ACCTTCTTGGCCCCTGCAATCGCTGCGGCTTCAACTTGAATGTTACGAATAAACATAGCGACAGAAACGGCTTTGTCATTAAACGAATCGGCTAGTTGATTGATAATGACCTGTGCTTCTGCTTTTTCAGCTTCGGAACATTCGTCCATATCTGAAAAAATATCTAACGCGGTCAGGATTTTGTCTGATAATTCGTAGAGTGTTGTCATAAAGTTTTACTCTTGTGTTTGGGTTTGTTTGTAATAGTGCTTTATTTTTTAACGTGGTCAAAGCTCCACATATTTAAAAGGCAAATAATCCCAGTCAGGACAATCATTTTTTTCAAAAACAACGTCTTTTGGAATGCAGCCATGCTTAATACACTCATTCTTTTTTTTGTTAAAGTTTGAGCATTCAATGCAACGGTTTTTTAACGATTGCTCTAGCTCTGCAATCTGTTTTTTGATTGATTCATATTCGGCTTGATGGTTCATGATTGACTCCTAATCCAATCGGATACTCTTTGTTTTAAGACGGTGAATGTTGGTTTTTGTGTTGGTGTTTCATTGGTTTTAATTGCGCTCCAGTACCGTTTTTTAACTTCGGTATATTTTGAGGGTAAAATGTCGATGGCTGTTATTTTGTTGTCGGTGTCTGTGCTTTTATAAAAAGCCAAAAAATCACTAGATTTATTGCATGCTGAAAACCATGATTTGCCTGTTTTCTCAAAAAAACCCCTAGTCTTACTCAGTCCAAACTCGCTATGCTCAGGCGTTAGCCATTCGTAATACTCAGCTAAACCACAATGATAAGTCACTTTGATACTATCAGGCTTGCCTTGTTTCTTATGTATTTTAAAGCTCACGCGGTCAACATCTACACGTTGTACCTTGCGCTGGTCTGACAATACCGCACCGTCATAAGCGTTTAACTCAAGGTTACCTTCTGGGTCGCGCTCAAAAATATGGCCACATTCAGGACACTCACGGACGGCTGCATGAAGTATGGTTTTACATGACGGGCATTCTTTGGCGGGTGCTTCGCCTGTGCCTTCGCCTTTGGCTTTGACTGTTACATCGTCAATGCAGCCATGGCGTAGCACATTACCGCCATAGTCAAGCAATAGCGCGTTTTTTTTATTTGGGTACAATCTCATAACACGGCCAACAATTTGAACATAAAGCGCGGTTGACTCGGTGGCACGAATTAACACGCACATATCAGCAATAGGGAAGTTAGAGCCAGTCGTGAGTATATTTACATTAACAAGACATTTTAGGCGGCCATGCGTGAAGTCATCCAAAATATATTCGTTGTCGCTTTGTGAGTGATAACAAGCCGCATTGACACCGTGACTAATTAGCTCGGTCGTGACTTGTTCAGCGTGTTCAATTGATACGCAAAAAATTAACCATGCTTTGCGGTTAGCACCTTGTCTCACAATATCAGCGACAATCTCAGGCGTTTTGCTCATGTATAGCGATTCAAGCGCACTATCTAAAAACTCACCGCCTTTGTGTTTGACCTTGCTTACATCTACTTTAACACCACCACCGTTTGACACAACAGGGCATAGATAGCCGCGTTTAATAAGCAATTTAACATCAATTTTATAAACAACACGCTCAAAAATAGGGTTATCCCATTGCGTTAAATAACCACTATCTAAACGGTATGGGGTGGCGGTTAAGCCGAGTATTTTTAGATTAGGATTAACTTCTTTTAGGTTGTTAATGAGTTGGTGATATTGACCTGCCTCGCTCGGCGCAACAAGGTGACATTCATCAATGATAAGTATTTCATAGTGTTGGATTGTTGCGTTGGCGATGCTTTGAATGCCTGCAAAGATAATCTGTGCATCTTGTGTTTTTTGGTTTAATCCTGCGCTATAAAAACCCGTATCGGCATTGGGTAGCAAGTTTTTAAGCTCCACCTCGTTTTGTTCTAGTAGTTTTTTGCGGTGTGTTACGACTAAAACACGCACGTCATGGGTTATTGAGTCATGGCAGATTTTGCCAATAATCAGGCTTTTACCTGCGCCACATGGGGCTTCAATGATGCAGCTTGTGTTGTTTTGCCAGTACGCATAGGCACTTTGTACAGCGTCTTGTTGGTAATCTCTAAGTGTTGTAATCATAGTTGGTTTCTCGGTTGCGTGAGACGATGCTCACGCTTTAAGTGTGTGGTTTTTATTTTTGGCTTGGTAAATGTTTTGCAAACTCTGACCACAACAGCGGCATAGTTGGCGGCATATCGTAGCGGTTCTTTGCAGTATAAGCAGGATTAGCACTAAGGTTTAAAATGCGCTCGCCTGTGCTTATTGCTCGGTTGCGGTCATCATTAAAGCCTTTGCCTTCGGTGATTTTGATAATCTTTTTAAGGTTTGCATAGCCAATAACATCGGCAAACTCACGACACAAAGCGGCGGCCTTTTTGTGTAGTTTTAAATCGTGCGTGTCAAAGGTGAGATATTCGGGGTCTTCTACTTTGTTGACTTGGCTATGGGCTGTCATAATCACAAGCATACCCTTGTCGCGGCATTTGTTTAATTCATCAAAGAAGTACGACCAAAAAACAAGAGCCTCGTTATAACCGCGCCCGTAACCTATTTTTTCGATGCTTGATACTTTATTATCAGTGCATACTTGTTTCCATATCAATGTTTCTAACCAGTCTAGGCTGTCAATAACCACTGTTTTAAAATCGTGTGATTCATTAACAAGCGCGTCCAATGCCTTCATTACATCAATGTATGATTCAGCAAGTGGGAAGCATGGCACATCAATCTCACCTAATCCGTCTTCGGTTTGGATAACGATAGGTGATGGGGCAGACGTGGCAAATGTGGTTTTACCTAAGCCGCTTTCACCGTAAATAATAACGCGCTCGGTTTTGGCTTTGTTGCGCGTGATATTGCTTAAAAATGACATAATCTCGTACTCCAAAAATTAAAAACGCGCCCTAAAGCGCGTTAAAAAATGTGTTCTTATTTTTGCCAAGGTTTTTTGGCGGGAGTTGCTGCTGGTGGCGGTGTTTGTGTTTTTGGTGCTGGCGTTAAATTCGCACCTTCAACCGCTTTATAACCGCCGATGTCGTTGGATGCTTCATAATCACCACTCGCAGGGCGAACCTTGACTTTAATCATCAAAGGTTTGTCGTGTAATTCTTCGCTCGCTTGTGGCGACATCACGCCAACGGCGCGGCAAATTGCGGCCAAGTCTTTACGCGCAATATCAACCGCTTTGTCATTGGCGTTTTTAAGATTCAAACGGGCAAAAACAAGGCGGTTTTCGTATTGACCTTCAATTACTTGCAAAGTCAAAGACAAAAACTCGCCGTAACCGTCACGGGTTGCTTTCATTTCGCTGTTGCTAATAATGGCTTGATACCAACCTGCTGGGATTGGGTCAAAACTGCTTGATGGTTCTACTTCTTCTGCATTGAAGTTGTAGGCTGATAAATTACTCATAATCTTGTACTCTTGGTTTCGGTTTAGTTTTCACTGGTTTCGTTTGTTTCGTGTGCCAGTGGTTGCTATGTTAATTATAATTTGTTATTGTGTCAACACCAACAAACAAAAAGAGGCAAAATATATGTTATCGTTACCTGAGATTAAAAAGTTGTTAGAAGATAGGCAGCTAAACATTGTATCTGAGCGTGTGGGCATTCACTCAAATACAATCTATCGCTTAATGAAAATAGAAAAAGCTGATTATGAGACAATTAAAAAACTCTCTGACTACTTAGAAGGACAATTAGAAAATGCTAAACAACAATAAAGAAGCGGCATCGCATTACGTTGCACAGGGTTTCAAACTGTGCTTAGTGCGCGGTAAAGAACCGTTTCAGAAGGGCTGGGAAAAAAAGCCGATTACAGACATTAATTTGTTTGACCATAACGGCATTGGTTTGATTCATGGCTTGAGTGGTACTTGTACGCTAGACATTGACAACATCGAACACTCACAAATTGCGCTTGAGTCCGTAGGCGTTGATTTGGCGCAATTGATGCGCGATGGTGTGCGGATTGAATCGGGGCGCGAGAATCGCTCTAAGTTGATTTACAAAGCACCACAAGGCATTGAATTAAAACGCCATGCTTTGAATTGGGTTAATGAAGTGAACCCAAAAGAGTCAGACGTGGTGTTTGAGTTGCGCGGTGGCATGACTCAAGACGTATTACCACCCTCTATTCACCCAGACACCAACAAGCCTTATGTGTGGGTGGGCGACTGGTCAAACCTGCCAACATTGCCGACTGAGCTATTAAACATTTGGACGCAATGGGATATTGCCAAAGATGTATTAAAAAGCGCGTGTCCGTGGCACGTTGAGAAAGAGGACTACAAAGCACAATCCGCACCTTTGCGCGTGTTTAATGGTGGTGATAACGATGTTATAGGCGCATTTAATCAGCGCATGGGGTTAATTGGGCTGTTAGAAAACTACGGCTATAGACGTATAACTAAAACAAGAATGCTAAGTCCGCACTCTAAAAGTAAATTAGCAGGTTGTGTGTTGTTGACGGGTGAAGGTGTGGACAAGGTTTATATTCACCATGCAAGAGACCCGTTAGGCGATGGTTACGCGCACACGGCTTTTGGTGTGTATTTGTATTATCAACACAATA